GCTAACGCTTGGTGGGAATATAACGGGATCGGGAACGATAAATAGCGTCACCATTGGTCAGTCATTGGCGGCTGCGGGATCGTTTACTACCTTAACCGCATCAGGCAACGTTACGTTTAGCGGTGCCGTTGTTTTGTCATCCACGCTAACGGCTAATGGCAACACAACCCTTGGTGACGCAACAACCGATACGATCACCTTAACGGCAAACCCCATCCTTTCAGCGGGAACCGCCAACGGCGTCCTGTACCTCAACGGGTCCAAGGTGGCGACGAGCGGGAGTGCGCTGACGTTTGATGGGACGACATTTCAATACACAGGCGCAGCCAACTTTGCTACAAGCTCTGGCAACGTGGGGATTGGGACGAGTTCGCCAACAGCGGCAAAGTTGCACGTTGCTGGTTATAACGGAGGAAGCGTATACCCAATCCGAATGACCAGTACCAACTCTGGTGTGGAGTGGGCATTTGAAACTGGAGGCACAAACGCCGCCACTTCTTTTTTTGCAATTAGGGATATTGGCAACTCATCCACCCCACTGACCATTAATTCCTCCGGCAACCTCGGCTTGGGGGTGACGCCGAGTGCTTGGAACGTCGGAAAGGTAATGCAAATCTCCACTGGAGGTGCGTTTGTATTCGGGGACTCAAGTCAGTTTATTACTGGCGTTAACGCTTATTACGAGTCTGGCTGGAAATATACAGGAACTGGATTAGCAACCAAGTATGAAACAACAAGCGGTGTACATCAGTGGTACACCGCCCCCTCCGGCACAGCAGGAAACGCTATCAGCTTCACGCAGGCGATGACGCTGGATGCGTCGGGGAGATTGTTGGTTGGCCCAACTTCTGCTGCAAGTGTTGGAAACGCAAACTTTGCGGTTACTGGCGGGGCGGTATATGACGGTAACTTTTCTCTGATTGCCCAACTGACAGATAACACAACGTCTGCCGGCAAAGGTGTGTTGCTCGGGTTTAATAACTCTACAAATACCGGGATTATTTCTGCGGCTTACGGCAACGGCAGTGAATCGTTAGCCTTTTGGACACACAATAACACTTCATGGGGCGAACGCGCCCGTATCACCAGCGGGGGGGCTTTGTATGTGGGGACTACAAATGACAACCCAGTAACTAGTAATGCTGCTGGTATTGCTTTAAGCGGCGCAGGAGTTAAAGGATTGATTATTGCTACTGTTGATGGCGGTGACATCATAGCAATTAACAGAAAAACAGATGACGGTAATTTAGTTACTTTTCATCAAGACGGTACTTTAGAAGGGACAATTTCTGTTAGCGGAAACACCGTCTCCTACAACGCCTTCGCTGGCTCACACTGGTCGCAACTGCAAGACGGCAGCAAGCCAGACATTCTGCGCGGTACGGTTATGGAGTCTATTAACGAACTGTGCGTATGGCCGGGTGAACAGAACGAGCGTCTGCCCAAGTCCAAGATCAGCGACACCGCTGGCAGCAAGAAGGTCTACGGCGTATTCATGACGTGGGACAACGACTGGACGGCGACCAACGATATGTACATTACGGCGGTCGGCGCGTTTATTTGCCGCGTGAATGGCGGCGTTACGGTGCAAGAAGGGGACTTGCTGGAGTCTAACGGCGATGGCACGGCGCGTGTCCAAGCAGATGACATTATTCGCAGCAGCACTATCGGCAAAGTCACCAGCACGGTCAAAACACACGAATACGACGATGGATCGTACTGTGTCCCCACAGTTTTGTATTGCGGTTAACCATTGCTCAACCCTAGAAGGAACCCAACCATGAACTGGAACATCTCTACCCTAGAGTGCTAACCAATGAACGCAAGCCCTCATCACATCCCTAACCGCCCGTGTCGCACTTTTAGAAGGAAACTAACATGACCCCAACCTGGATCATCCAATGGATGCAAACAACCACCACATCAGCCACACCACCTGAAGCCGTTATCACAGTGGGTTGGGCATGTAACGGTGAACAAGTAGACAATGGCAAGACGTACACAGCCTCGGTTTATTCCACTTGCACACTACCACCGGCTGACCCTGCTAGCTTCATCCCTTACGCCAACCTGACACAGCAAGAAGTGTTGAATTGGATATGGGCCAATGGCGTGGACAAAGCCAGTGCCGAAGCTGCGGTGCAAAGCAATATCAATAACCAGATCAATCCTCCGGTGATTACGCCACCGCTACCTTGGGCGGCTTAATCCATGAAGACATTCACGTTCACGCTTGACGCGCAGCAAGCACAAATGCTTATCAACATTGTTGGTAGCCTGCCCACGCACTCTGGCGCATACCCATTGTTTGAATTGCTAAAGACTCAAGCTGAATCGCAACTTCAAGATAATCAAGGTGAAGGACATGACACCCACTGATAGCGCAATGGCGAAAATCGAAACCCATGAGGCCGTATGCGAAGAGCGATACGGACAGATCAACGCCAGACTCAAGCGCTTAGAGATGGTGGTTATGACTACGGCGGGAACGATCATCATCTTATTGCTGAACCTGGTGCTTAAGGTCAAGTAATGCTCACGCTTTTATCAACGCTCCTGTCATTTTTAGCAGGGGGCGTGCCTAAGTTGCTTGACCTTTGGCAGGACTCCAAGGACAAGGCGCACGAGCTAGAACTTGCCCGTATGCAAAATGAGCGTGAGCGCGAGTTAGCCGCCATGGGATTGCTTGCGCAGCAGCGCATCGAAGAGATTCACACTGAGCAAGTGGCGATGCAAACGCAAGCCGAAGAGATGAAAGCGTTGTATGCTCATGACATTGCAATTGGCGAGGGAACGAGTCAGTGGGTTAAGAACGCCAGAGCGTTAGTGCGTCCTGTGCTGACCTATGGCATGTTCATGCTATTGGTATTCGTTGAGATTGGCGGATTCTGGTACGCGTGGACAACAAACGTGCCATTCGATTTAATGCTTGATCAATTGTGGGATGACGATACGCAGCAGATTTGGGCCGCGATTGTGGCCTTTCACTTTGGGTCACGAGCATTTGCAAAATGATCAGCGAACGCGCCCTCCAAATGATCAAGCATCACGAAGGTGTGCGCGTGCGCCCTTATCGCTGTCCGGCGTTGCTTTGGACCGTGGGTGTGGGCCATGTCATTGACCCATCGCACATCAACATCAAAGTTGAAGAGCGTAAAGCCTTACCTATTCCGCCAGGTTGGGATCGCACCTTATCTATGGCGGAAGTTGATGAGATACTTGCAAAGGACTTACGCCGCTTTGAGGCTGGCGTACTACGATTGTGTCCTGCTGGTCTTACTCAGCCTCGCCTTGATGCACTCACATCATTTTCGTTCAATGTTGGGCTAGGCAATCTGCAACGATCAACGTTAAGGATGCGCCATAATCGTGGCGACTATACGGGCGCAGCAGTTGCGTTTAAGATGTGGACTAAAGCGGCAGGGAAAGAGTTGCCGGGCCTGGTCAAACGCCGCCGCGATGAAATGGCCCTTTACATGAGCAACTAATCATGCCACTTGTCCCGATCAAATTACCACCAGGCATTTATCGAAACGGCACCGAGTATCAGTCTCAGGGCCGTTGGTATGACGCCAACCTTGTAAGATGGTTTGAGGGAACGCTTCGCCCAATGGGCGGATGGCGTAAATGGTCAAACAATCAAGTATCAGGTGTGCCGCGTGGCATGTATGCGTGGCGGGACAACTCATCAAATGTTTGGCTAGCCGTTGGCAGCGCTTCCAAGCTGTACGTTTACCAAGGCGATGGCGATTACGCAGACATTACGCCAACGAGTTTTAGCGCAGGCCGCACTGATGCTACAGGATCAATCGGTTATGGCAGCGGTGACTATGGTGAGCAGGCTTATGGCGTTGCACGCATTCCATCAAGCAATTCAGGTGTGCTGCCCGCCACAACTTGGTCTATGGATAACTGGGGTCAGTATCTTGTGGCGTGCAGCGATTACGATGGAAAACTTTACGAGTGGCAGTTAGACTTTGCAACGCCAACCGATGCAGCGGCCATTACAAACGCGCCAACGAGTTGTAAAGGATTGGTGGTTAGCGAAGAGCGATTCTTATTTGCCCTTGGCGCAAGTGGCGATCCGCGAAAGGTTGCTTGGTCAGACCAAGAGGACAACACAACGTGGACCGCCGCCGCTAACAACCAGGCGGGTGACTTTATCCTTTCAACGCCAGGCTCGATTATTTGCGGGCGCCGCGTGCGCGGCGGGGTGTTGATCTTAACTGATGTGGATGCCCACTTGGCGCAGTACCAAGGGCCGCCATACGTTTATGGGTTTGAGAAAGTTGGCACAGGGTGTGGCGCGGTTGGCGTGTTAAGCATCGCCGCCGCTGATACGTTTGCTGTTTGGATGGGTTCTTCAGGCTTTTGGCTATACGATGGTTATGTGAAGCCTTTGTCATCCGATGTATCTGACTATGTGTTTCGTAACATGAACCGAGGCCAGATCAGCAAGGTAAACGCCGTACACAATTCAAAGTTTGCCGAAATTGTGTGGTTTTACCCGTCATCCGAGAGCAACGAAATTGACAGTTATGTGGTGTGGAATTACCGCGAAAACCATTGGACGATTGGCACATTGGGCAGGACCGTGGGAACGGGCCAGGGCGTATTTACATCGCCATTGATGTGCTCATCCGATGGTTATGTGTACGAGCATGAGGCTGGATGGAACTATGATGGCAGCACGCCATACGCCGAATCAGGTCCGTATCAGATTGGCGTTGGTGATAATTTGCTTGTGGCGGATCAACTCATTCCTGATGATCTAACGCTTGGCGATGTAACGGCAACCTTTAAGACGCGTCTATACCCTACCGCTACAGAAACAACGCATGGCCCTTATTCGTTAGCCAATCCAACGTCAGTGCGTTTGCAAGGCAGGCAAGTCAAGGTCCGTGTGAACGGTAACAACAACACCGATTGGCGAGTAGGGATCATGCGCTTTAACGCCAAGCAAGGCGGCAAGCGATGAAACTTCCGCGTCCAGGTGTTAAGTATGACCAGATTGAAGAGCAATCGTTTCGGCGTGCGTTGGAGTTAGCAGACACTATCAACCGCAAAAAGAACGCTAACATCGAAATGGGTCAGGATGAACTAATCATCATTCGTTCGCCTAATGGCACGCGTTACTCATTGACGGTATCAAATGCTGGCGCATTAAGCGCCACCACCATGTAGGGAATTGCTATGGCGACCACACTTCAAGCGCTTTTAGAAGCAGGCATTGATGCTGATTATTTATCAGGTCTGTCTGATCAAATGAGATCAAGGCTTGCTAAGAATCTTGGCCTTGATGCGGGATCAGATTATTCGTCACAGCCATACACGCCACCGTCAGTGCAATCAGAAATACTTAATCCATTTGGCGCTTATAACTGGGATCGATTTGGTTCTTTAGCAAGCAAACAAGCACTTGTTTTGAGGATGCTTAACGACGGTTTCAGCGTCCAACAGATTAGAGATGAAATTTCACGCATTGAACCGGACAAGTCGGCACTAACTGAAAGCAACTTTGAACTTCTTGGATTAAAAAGTGAGCCGCCAGCGCAACAAGCTCAAGTGCAACAAACTGTTGAGCCACAAGGTTTACTTAGCAACACTTACTCGGAGCCGCAACCATACAATCCTGAGCCTGAGCCGTTGCTGTATTCATACGAGCCACCTCCTCCGCCTGTTTACGAGCCACCACCTCCTGTTTACAAACCGCCAGTGCAAGAGCGCCCGCCCGTTGAGCCTGCCACTGCAACAGTTGCCGAAGCACAACCAGTGGTACAAACGGTAGCCCAGGAACCTAAATCAGCATCAGCGCCTGCGGCTGCGCCACAGTCTGAAATACTTGGTCCGTTTGGTGCTTATAACTGGGATCGTTTTGGATCATTGGCGAGTAAGCAAGCGCTTGTTCAAAACATGCGCAATGACGGTTATAGTATTCAGCAAATTAGAGATGAAATTTCTAGGCTTGAGCCTGATAGGTCAGCGCTTACCGAGTCAAACTTTGAGTTGCTTGGATTGGCGGCACCTGTTGCAGCACCGCCTGCCGCTACAACGCAAACGGGTTTGCTTGATACGGCAACAACAGTTGCACAACCTGTAACCGCGTCAACTGCCGCTACAACGCAAACGGGTTTGCTTGATACAACTGCGCAATCAGCGCAGCCAACGCTTGATCGAGGGGCAACAGTGAGAACTCAGCAAGAATCAACCGCATCCGTTCAGCCTTCAACGATTTTGCGCCCATTTGGTCAGTATGAATGGGATCGCACCGCAAGTCTTGCCGATAAGCAGGCATTGGTGCAGCGCATGATCAATGATGGATTTACGCCAACGCAAGTACGCAATGAAATATCGCGCCTTGAGCCTGATAGGTCAGCGCTTACCGAGTCAAACTTTGAGTTGCTTGGCATTCCAATTGAACAGCCTAGCCAACCAGCGCGTTTAACAGCTATACAAGAACTTGTTCAGTCCGCAAAAAGGCTTGTCCCTACCGAACAGGGTTATGACGTTACTTATGACCCAATTAAGATTGGCGGCAAAGAATACTTAGTTCTCAATGAAAACACCGTTGTTAGAAAGGCTGATAGTCAGTCAGGTGTGCCTAGCGGTGAAGTTCGTTATGAATACATTGACCCGCAAACATCGCAGATTACATTAAGCGTTCAAAAGCCATCGTCATTAACAAATCTTGCAAGAATTGGCGGGCAACTTTTAACCACTTACGTCTTAGGGCAGTTAGGATCAGGGTTGATGCAGGCGTTTACGCCATCTGTTATGACAGGAGGGCCTATATCCACAACAGGACTTTCCGCCACAGAGGCAGCAACGCTCATTGACTCTGTACAAACTGAAGCCATTCGTGCCGCTCAAGCGGCGGGAATTAGCGATCCAAACATTTTGGCGCAAGCGGCTGATGTTGCCAAAGGCTTAATCGGAACTGGTTTAACAGGCAACGATATTATTTCGTCAGCGGTTGATACTGCAAAGGCTACAGCCGCAACTGGCGCCGTAAGTGCGGCAGGAAACGTTATTGGCGGTGGCGGGCAAATAACGCCAGGAGTTTCATCATCAACGCCAATTGTTGCTGGTGGTGGCTTGGCATCAACGGCTGGTGCTGTGACTTCAAGCCTTCCGGCGGCAACGGCAACGAGCGGACTGCAACAGGGATTAACGCCACAGCAATTTGATCAATTTTTACAATCAAATTTATCTGGCCTTGAAAAGTCTGTGGTTGATCGCATTAGCGAAGCGTCAGGACTTACGCAAGAAAATGTATTAAACGCAATTAGCAGTTCAGGCGGAAGTTTGGTTGGTGCTATCAATTCGCTTGGTCTTGATGTTACCAGCACGCTTGGCGATTTGATGGGTAAGTTTTCTGATTTTGGCGATGTTGTTTCGACAGGCTTAAATCAGAGTCAAAACGCCATAATCGATACAATTGGTCAAAACATCAACTCCAAGTTTGAAGGTCTTGGCGGTTTGCTTACAGGAGGTTTTGAAAGCCTTGGACAGGGTTTGCAAAACGTTGGCGGGCTATTGACAAGTGGGTTTGAGAACTTATCAGGACTTTTCAAAGAGTACCCATCATTGCTTACAACGGCTTTGGTTGCGGCTGGAACAAAATTGCTTGATCAGTCTAAAGATGGTCAGCAAGAAGTTGCTCCTTTTGAATTTGATCCAGGAAAAGGTTTAAGTTACACGCAGCGAAGCGCCGTTGCTCCGGTATCCCCATTGCAATATGGCTATGGACCAGAACAGGGTTTGCTTACAGGCATCAGGCAACCATTTAACGTTGCAGGAACGCAAGCGGCAAATCTTGCCGCTATGCAAGCCGCAGCACCAACCGCAGGCTTATTGGCGGCTAACCAAGCTGTGATGACTCAAGCCCGCCAAGCATCAACAAAATCAGCGTTGGATAAAGCTGCGTTTTACAACAATTTGCGCGGTCAGGGTTACAGCGATCAGCAAATTCAAAACCTTGTTGGCGCGTCCATTGGTTATCAAACGCCGCAAGATTGGAACTATCTCCGCCAACTCGGTCAAACCGTACAAATGGCGCCTCAACTTCAGCAACGAACCCCTGGAGGCAAAGCGTCTTACTTTAACGATTTGCTCAATAGCGGTTTGAATTACGATCAGGCATTGAGCGTTATCAACACGGGCGTTGGTCAGCAATCCAATCAAGACTTGCTAGAGCTTGCCAGGTTGGCATCAGCGCAACGCGCACAACCTACGGCGATGATAAATACCGCGCCTGGCGCATTTAGCCAAGGTTTGTTGGCTGGCGGATTTCCTTCAGTGGCGGGTCAAACATTACTTGGATTTGGCGCAACGTGAATGATTTAGCGCACTGGGATCGATGCTCGCCATACCTCGAAGCGGCGTTGCGCTTTAGCCATGGAACGCATACCATTGAAGACATCCGAAAGGCTGTTATTGACAAGGCAATGCAATTTTGGCCTGGTCAGCAATCCGCAGTCATCACTGAGGTCCACGTTTACCCGCAAAAGAAAGCACTCCATTACTTTCTAGCTGGCGGCAAACTGGAAGAACTCTCAGCAATGCGTCCAATCATTGAAGTTTGGGCGCGTCAAATTCAATGCACTCACATAACGTTAGCTGGAAGGCGTGGTTGGTTGCGTACGTTTTTAGCTGACGAAGGTTACAAAGAACGATGGACGGTTATGTCCAAGGAGTTACTATCATGAGTAAAGGCGGATCGGGCGGAACGCAAGTTGTAAGGACCGAAGCGGACCCTCAGTTAAAACAACTTGCCATGCAAAACTATGAGTTTGCGCAACAAGTTGCTGGTCAACCTTACACACCGTATGAAGGTGCGCGTCTTGCAGCACCGACTGCCGCCACAACCATGGGATTGCAGCAATTAGCGCAAGCCGGGCAAGTTGGTCCTGGAACTGCAACGGTTGATTACGCAACGTCGTTGGCAATGCAACCAACGGGCATTGCGCAAAACATTGGTCAGTTTACCAATCCGTTTCAGACGCAAGTGATTAACACGGCGCTGCAAAACATTGAGACGCAACGCCAACAGCAACAACTTGGCAATCAAGCCGCCGCCACTCGCGCCCGCGCCTTTGGCGGATCGCGCCAGGGCGTGCAAGAGGCGCTGACGAATCAGGCAGCACTCATGGCCGCAGGCCAAACGGCTGGCAGTTTGGCTTATCAAGGGTTTGGCCAGGCGGCGCAACTTGCGCAGCAAGACGTTGCGGCTCGCCAGGCGCAGGCTGCGCAACTGGCAGGGTTAGGCGCACAGCAACAAGCAATCCGCCAACAACAAGCACAGCAATTACTTGGCGTTGGTGCTGCCGAACAAGGTATGCAACAACAGCAACTTGATTTGGCGTATCAAGACTTCCTGCGCCAACAGGCTTACCCGTTGCAACAATTGGGAATTTTGCAATCAGCACTTGGTCAAGTTCCTGCCGGTCAAGTACAAACATCGCCGATTTACCGCAATGTTGGCTCATCCATTCTTGGCGGTGCATTGGCCGGTAATACACTTGGGCCGTCACTCGGTTTAGGTGCCGGTGGTGGTGCTTTATTTGGCGGCTTACTTGGACTGCTGTAAGGAATAGTCATGGCAACTTCACTCGGTTTACTTTTTGGCAGTGGCGAAGAAGAGGATGCGCTTGCGAAACTACTTCGTGCGCAATCCCCCGGTTTAGCGGCGCAGTCTGAGCGCCAGGCGGCATTGCAAGCCGCAGCCGCGTTACTGCAAGCCGGTGGTCCGTCAAGGGCGCCTGTAAGCCTGGGGCAGGCGCTCGGTGGGGCGTTGCAAGCCGGACAGCAAGGCTATCAAGCTGCGCAACAGCAGGGGTTGCAGAGGTTGATGCTAAATCAGCAATTGCAACAAATGCAACAGCAACAACTTCGTGAACAAGCATTACGCCAAGCATTAACAGCGCAACCAACTGAGGCGCAACGGTTTCAGGCTGGCGCTGCCGCCATGGGCGCTGAAGGTATGGGTCCAACGGTTACCGCGGCTCGAGCGCAAGAAAAAGCCGTTGAATCGGCAAGACCTTTTGCAAGCCTTACGCCAGAGCAACGATTGATTGCGTCGCAAATGCCCTATGCAGAAGCAGTCAAGTACATTGGTGAAAATGTTAAACCTGAAGAGTACGGCACAGGAACCAACACGGGCATGATTGGCGGAAGACCTGTTAGCTATGTGGTTGGCAAGCGCGGCGGTATTAAAGTGCTTGATGTGGCGCCACAACCTAACGAAGAGCAAATCAAAACAGGAAACAGAATTCTAATTCGTGACAAGAACACTGGTAAGACCGTTGGCACTTACGATGTAGAAATGTCGCCCGCTGAAGTGGCTACAAACTTAAGAGCACTAAGCGCACAAGATTTGAATGAACGCAGGCTTGCATTTGATCAACGACAAGCGGCGCAGCAAAACGCCTTCCGTGCCCAAGAAATTGGCCTTAGAGGGCGAGAAGTTGATTTGTCAGCGTTGCGTGCAGCACAAGGAGACGTTGACCTAGTTACGGATGCCGCCGGAAGAATGTTCTATACATCAAAGACCATGACGCAACCAACAAGGCAAATTGTTGGGCCAACAATTGGCGACACAATGGGTCAGCCATTAATGGGTGCAGGAAAAACCATTCCGACTGCGGTAATGGAAGAGTTTGTTAAGAATAAAAATGCAGTTGAAAGCATTGACTTAGCGATAAAGTCAATCACAGACAACCCTAGAGCTATCGGTCCTGTAGTTGGAAACATTCCTCAATCAATTAGAGACCCGCTATCTAAAGACGAAGAGATTGAAGCGCGTGCGCGTGTGGCAAGAATTGGAAGTTTACAGATTAAAGATACATCTGGGGCAACCGTTACTGTTGGCGAATCATCAAGGCTAAAACCGTTTATTCCTTTGCCTACAGATAATCCAGACGCTGCTAAAGTCAAGCTAAGACTTTTGGCTGAAGAAATAAGAAGGATTGAAAAAGAACGTGAATTGCAATATTCGGGGCAAGGTCTTAAGTATCCATCATTGTCAGACTCTGTCCCCATACCAGGCGCACCAAGTATCATGAATCAATACGGTCTTACGCCAAGGAGATAAGCAATGACGAACCTTGAGCGGGTTTCCGCCAACATGCGCAAGATGTTTGAGCAAGGCGCTCCGCAGTCGGATATGGAGGCTTACTTGCGTTTAGAAGGTTATACGCCGTCGCGTTACCTTGGTGCTATGGCGAGGCAACGTCGAGGTGTTGGCGAGGTTGAGGCAGGCGCATTTCGCACCTTCATGCAAGGCTTAACGTTTGGCTTTTCCGATGAGATTGAAGCTGCTGTTAAAGCGGCGTTCACGAAAGGCTCATACCAGGACAACGTTGAAGCAGTACGCGAAGGCATCAAGGAATACCAAAAGCGCAGTCCGGTAGCCGCGGCAAGTAGTGAACTTGCTGGCGCTTTATTGCCTGCCGCTGTAACGATGGGCGCTGCTGTTCCAGCCGTTGCCGCACGCGCCCCCCAACTTGCCGGGGCAGTAACCCGAGGCGCACAGGCCGTTACAAGCGCATTGCCAACTGCGTTACAAGGCACAAACATTGGCGCGCAAGTTGGCCGCGGTGCGCTGATGGGTGCTGCCGGTGGCGCATTGGGTGGTGCAGGGCAAGCCGAAGGCGGTGCTGTAAATACGTTGCAAGGTGCAGCCATAGGCGCTGGTCTTGGCGCTGGAATTGGTGCCGCCATACCACCGGCTATGGGGATTGCAGGTTATGGCGTTAACAAGGCGCGTGACATATTAGGAAGAAGCGGTGCCGCTGCGCAACAAAAGGCAGCGCAACTCATCATTCAAGGCATGGAGCGCGATCAACTTACGCCAGCCGAATTGCAGCGCAGATTGATGCAGGCAACACCAGGAAAACAAACGACACTTGCTGACATTGGCGGCGAGTCACTATTGTCGCGTGCCGCTGGTGCTGTTAATACGCCTGGTGCCGCCAAAGGGCCGCGGGGCGAGTTCTTGCAAGAACGTGTTCGCACGCAGTCTGATCGCGTTATTGCAGACTTGGCTGCGGCTGCGCAAGAGCGCTTGCAAAACACCAATATGCTATTGCGCGATTTGACTGAACAGCAAAAACGCAAAGCGGCACCGCTTTATGCCGAAGCCTACGATACGCCAGTTGGTGTGTTGAACGATAAAGAATTGCTTTCTTATTTGGATCGCCCGGCTTTTAAGAAGGCCTATGCTCGAGCGGTTAGCATGGCTTCCAATGAAGGTGAGTCACTGCCGCAAATTTATCGCTTTAAGACTGATGGTAATGGGCGTCCAATCTACGATGAAGATGGCCTACCTGTTTATGGCGAACTGGAAGATTTGCCAAATGTAAAGATTCTTGATTGGGTTAAGCGCGGTCTTGATGACGTAATCAATGCCAAGCAAACAAAAGAAGGATTTGCCTCCACAGAGGCTAGGATTATTCGTAACGCCAAGAACGATTTTCTTGAGCGCCTGGACACTTTGGTGCCAAAGTACAAAGACGCTCGAGCTGCGTTCGCCGGTGATGCTGCGCTTAAAGACGCCATTGATCAAGGCAGAAAAGTATTCACAATGCCTGAGAACGACTGGCGCGAAGTGGCGGCAGACTTCAACAAACTTACCGATATGGAACGCAATATGTTCCGCGCTGGTGTTGTTGATGCCGCCAAGATACAAGCCGATCGCATTACTAGAGAGTTTGGAACCGCTCGAGACGTAACACGTTTGTTCGATAACACGCAAACGCTTGGCCGCTTGCGCGCAGCGTTTCCTGATAATCAATCATTTGACACGTTCCGCAATCAACTTGGCGAAGAAGCGCGATTCACTGAAGTGCGCAACAGAATTCTGGCCGGATCGCGCACAGCGCCTCTGGCCGCGGAAATGGCCGAACAGGCAGGCCCAACGGGTGCGGCTGTTGGATCAGCCATTATCCAAGGAAACTTGCAACCCATTGCGTCACAGTTGCTTGGGCAGGCTATGCAACGCGGCGCAGGAAACGTTGGCGATGTGGCGGAAATACTTGGGCGCGAGTTGCTAACGCCACTAACACCACAAAGTCTTGACGCTTTGATGCGGCGATTAGCCACGCAACAAGAGGCCATGGCCCGCGGTGAAGTTGCTCGGGCAACGACGCGTCCGATGGTTGGCGGGGCGCTTGGCCAGTTGGCCGGGCAAGCCGCCGCGCCAGAGCAACCATTTAGGCTTGATGTGATGGGTACAGCCGACACCATGACTGAC